TGATTCTGTGCCTTGGACAGCAATAACTTGGGCCTTATGGGTGCTTGGCGATGCAGTCGGAATTTAAAAGCGTTATGGAATTCATGCGGGAATCAGAAGCCCGTGAATGGATTGACCGCTATCGCAAAAAAGCGAAAGATCACGGCTACGGCGAAGCTAACGCTTGGTGGGCTGACATGATCGAAAAGATAGAAAAAAAGCGTGGCAAGAAAGAAGCTGATGATTTACGTCAGCGCATGAACAGAATCAGGACTAAACCATGAGACGTGCCGCACGAATAGACGCTAACCAAAATAGGATAGTTGATGCCTTGCGTTATGCGGGTGCAACTGTCCAATCTTTAGCAGGGCTTGGAAATGGCGTCCCAGACCTCTTAATTGGGTACAAGGGAGTGACGGTATTGATGGAGCTGAAAGACGGCTCTAAACCCCCTTCTGAGCGTTCCTTGACCCCTTTACAACTTGATTGGCATGGCAAGTGGAACGGCGGAACTTTGTGTGTGGTTACTGACGTTGAGTCAGCTTTACGAGTATTGAAGGTGATTGGATGAGCGAAGCACCGCACAGAGCAGTTGAATTTATCCTAAAGACTGCCCCATTGTTTGCAAAAGCAAAGTCTGATCGGGTTTACATTGAATCTTTTTTGAAAAGCAAAAAATCAATTTTGATGCAACAGGCTAGCCTCAAAGGTGTCCAGGCGCTAGCGGCTCAAGAACGTGACGCTTACTCAGACGAAGAATACCAAGCACTACTCAAAGGATTGGCTACCGCTGTCGAGCAAGAAGAAACCCTCAAATGGCAACTGACCGCTGCACAGCTAAAAATTGAAGTCTGGCGAAGCGAAAACGCCAACAATCGGTTTGTTGATAGGGTAAACACCTAGAAAATAGTTGCATTGGTCTACAAAAATATACTATACTTACGCCATGCCCTGAATTTCTCGGGGTCTTTTTAGGAGCTAGTATGAGCATTACAGTAGAGCAGCAATCAACAGTCATTAAGATTGACTACGGTCACAAACTTATGATTGATAAATTTGATGATGGGGCGCACCTATCTATCTTTTTTGCAGGCGGCTATTATTCAGTAGTATTGACTCGTGAAGAAACCGAAGCATTGATTCAAGCTTTTCAATTGACATTGGAGGCAGCATGAAAAACATTGCAACAGCTTTGGTTAAAGCACAAAAAGCATTTGGCCCTGCCCTAAAAACATCCACTAATCCACATTTCCGCAGCCGCTATGCTGATTTGTCGGCTTGCGTTGAGGCAGTCATTGATTCACTTAATAACAACGGGATTGCCCTGATTCAGCGCAACTATGAGGACAGCACAGGCGTGACTGTTGAAACCTTGTTTGTGCATGAATCCGGCGAAATCTTAGAGTGCGGCAAGCTCCACGTCCCTGCCAGCAAGCAAGACCCACAAGGTTACGGCTCGGCTCTGACCTATGCTCGGCGCTACTCATTGATGGCGGCTTGCGGCATAGCCCCAGAGGATGATGATGGCAACGCTGCTAGTCGCAAAGCCCCTGCTTATGATGCTGGTCGCCTGGCTGATTGGCTGGCAGAGATTAGCCAAGCCCCTAATGCTGATTCTTTGAAAGCGGTTTACACCGAGGCTTTCAAGGATACGCAGTCAGACCCAGAAGCACAAAAGAAAATTATTGCAGCCAAAAACGCAAGAAAGGCAGCATTATGAAACTCACATTTAACGCAGAAGAAGTCAAGCAAATCCTGATTAAGTATGTTGAAGCTAAATACGACATGGAATTCTTTGACTGCGAACTTAAAAACGCTTGGAATGTTGATTTTGCCGTCTTAAGTGACGATGAGGAGCAAAAAAGTGGAACAACGGACTGATGATTGGTTTGCCGCACGAGTTGGAAAAGTCACAGCCAGCCGAGTTGCCGATGTGGTTGCTAAAACAAAATCGGGTTACTCGACAAGTCGTGAGAATTACATGGCTCAATTGGTTTGCGAACGACTTACTGGAAAGCCAGCCGAGTCATTCACAAACTCAGCCATGCAATGGGGAACAGATACAGAACCACTAGCAAGGGCTGCATATGAAGCGCACATGGACGTATTGGTTGACGAAGTTGGATTCATTGATCACCCCGCCATTGTCAATAGTGGCGCTTCTCCTGATGGATTGGTGGGTGCTGACGGACTTATTGAAATAAAGTGCCCTAATACAGCAACTCACATTGATACACTACTTAACCAGGCTGTCCCAAAAAAATATGCAGATCAAATTTTCTGGCAGATGGCTTGCACTAATCGTGATTGGTGTGACTTTGTATCTTACGACCCACGCCTCCCTTCAGACTTACAGTTATTTATTAAACGAATCCCTCGAGACAATCAATACATTAGATTGCTTGAGTCGGAAGTTACCGAATTTCTGCAAGAAACGGCCCTCAAGGTCGCAAAACTACTAAACTTGAAAGCGTTAAATGAGCAAAACCATTAAAGAAATCACCATTGTCAGCGGCAAATACACTAATGCCCAAGGTCAAGAAAAATCACGCTATCAGCGCATTGGCTCTATGATTGAAACCAAGAACGGCCCAATGTTGAAAATTGACAGCATCCCTGTATTGGAGGGCGGCTGGTCTGGTTGGGCTTACTTGAACGACCCCAAACCAAAAGAGTTTGACAAGGGTATTGATTCTGACGTGCCGTTCTGATAAGATGGGACGACCATTAACCTAAAGGATTTTAAAATGGGATACTACGGTAAAGAAAAAATGCCGAAAGGCGTTGCCGCTTCTGATCGCACAGGCGAGAAGATGGGTAGTGAAAAAGGCCCAAACAGCCTCAAAGGTGTGCCTAGCGTTACTGGCGCTAAAGCCCCCGCTGGCGCTACTGCCTCTGATATGACAGGCGAACGCAAAGCCAAGCTGGTTGGCGGTGTTGCTATGGGCAAGGCTGACAGCATTGGCGACCGTGTTGACGGTCACATGGGCAAAAACGATGGTCGTTTAGGTGAAATGAAGGGTGGCAGCCGTGAACACGTTGCTTACGCCCACGAACGCAAAGACTATAAATAAATAGCGATAACCCCCAAGGTGTGACGACCAAGGGGGCTATCTGACCGTTAACAAGATAGGATTGTTATGGCTGAGATAGATTCTAGAGAAGTTTGCGAAAACTGCAAATTTTGGGAATACACGGGTCACGCTGGTGAGTGCCATCGTTACCCCAATGCCGTTGTGAAATACCAATCGCATTGGTGTGGAGAGTTTAAGGGTAATTTCGCAGTTGCCCCTTTGCCAGCTTCTGTTGGCTCTTTTATTCCAATGGAGAACGTGCCATTTGAGGCATTGGCTCCAATTAAGAAACGTGGGAGGCCAAGTGCTAAGACCTCTGCGTGACAAAATCCTAGTAAAGCCAGAACCCCGCATTAAGTCTGAGCTATGGATTAAAACTGCTGAAGCGGATACTATTGGAACTGTGGTGGCGGTAGGCCCAGGTCGATACCGTGATGATGGGTCATTTGAAGAAATGCCTGTAACAGTTGGTGCTAAGGTCTATTTCGGACACATAGCCAAAGAATATAGTAACGAATACTTAAAGTTCATGGAGTATAAAGAAGATGGTGAACGGTACTTGCTCATGTCGTGGCAAGACGTTTGCTTTGAAGAACTCCCATCAACTTAAAGGATTTACCATGTTTTTTGAAATTGAAAATGTTCGTTTTCGTGCTGCTCAAATGGCTATTGACACCGTTGGTCATGAAGATGGCGAGTGGGTTGAGTTGGCTGATTTGATCGTGGCTTTTGTTAATGAAGAAATTGAATGGTTGGAAGAAGAAGATGCCGCTGAAGAAATCAACGAGTGAAAAAGCGTTCAAGCAGAACATTAAGACTGAAGTGAAAGCTGGCAAGCCTGTTAAGCAAGCTGTCGCTATCGCCTACTCAGAAAAGCGTGAAGCTGAAAAAAAGAAAGGTAAGAAGTAATGTTTAATTTCTCACACACCGAGCATGAAATGCGTGACATCATCCAAGCCCTTGAAGCTCGGATTGTGTCTTTGCAGCAGCACCTGCAAAAACTGTTAGGTGAAGCCAATGCTCAAGCCGTGGCTTTGACAGCCCCTAAAGCTGAAGAACCACAAGAAACTAAACCTGAGTAAATTATTCGGGAACTGTTAAGCCAGCATTTGAGGATGGTGACGCATAGGTTTTTCTGGCTTTCCACTATGCCTTGTTGAAGCCCAAATCAAAGTTCCCCTCTAAATTAACTGTTTAAGTAAAATATCAACAAGAAAAGGAACGCCTATGCCTACACTTGCTGATATTTATAGTTACTTAGATAGTCAAAAACGCCGTTTGAACGATACATTGGCTAACCCTGGGGCAAGTCTCCAGCAAATGCTTGGCATGGCTAACGATCAGGCTCGGAACTTTAACCAAGCCCAACAAGCAGCGGCTGATGAATTCATTAAAACAAAACAACTAAACGGCCCTGCCACGCAAGATGTAGATCGCATGATGGCACAGTCATTAGCTCCTACTGGGATGACTGTATATCATGGGTCGCCATACAAATTTAGTGCTTTTGACCCCAAGAAGATTGGAACTGGTGAAGGGGCACAAGCATTTGGTCATGGATTGTATGTAGCTGAAAATCCAGCTATTGCAAAACAATACCAAAAAAATGTCAAAGACATGGATTCCATTCAAGCCTATAACAAAAGGCTAAAAGAATTGAGTCAGATCATGGATAGTGATTCAGTCTATCCAGGAGCTTACAGAAAGTTCAAGTCAGAAAAAGGCCAAAATGCTGCTGATGAGTACGATCATGTAATGGAAATGAGAAATCAGAAATCTGTTGACCCTGGCAATTTATACAAGATTGACCTGCCAGACGAACACATTGATAAAATGTTGGATTGGGATAAGCCTTTGAGCCAACAGCCAGAAAATGTTAAGTCTGGATTAAAAAACATTGCAGACAAATTTCCCTCTATACCAGATTTTGATTTAAAAAAATGGATGGATGCCGACCCATTAGCTTCAACATGGCACAATGTATTAAATAGAGACTTAGGAGTAAGTCAACCTGATATTGCTTCAACATTGTCAAATCAAGGCATATCTGGAATTAAATACTTTGACCAAGGAAGCCGAGACTCAGCAAGTGGAACACGCAACTTTGTGATCTTTCCTGGTAATGAAGACATTTTGAAGATACAAGATATAAACGGTAAATCAATCAATGACTGAAGTAAAACGACCTGTTGGTAGACCCAGCACTTATGACCCTGCTTACTGTGAGCAAGTCATTGAGTTGGGTAAGCTCGGCAAGTCGGTAGAGCAAATTTCAGCAACATTAGGGTTTTCCCTGCGTGTCTTATACGATTGGAGAGATAAGCACGAGGAATTTCTGCACGCCATGGAATATGCGAAGGAATTAGAGCAAGCGTGGTGGGAAGATCAAGCTCATGCTTACATGGTAGAAACCAAAGAAGGCCCGAAACTGAACGCTTCTTTGTGGTCACGTTCTATGGCTGCACGATTCCCTAAGAAGTATCGTGAGCAGACTAAGACTGAAATTACTGGTGCTGATGGTGCACCGCTGTTAGCTGGTATTCAAGTTACTTTTGTGAAGCCTGATGACGCCGACAATTCAGAACGCTGAATTCCCTGTCAAGCTCTCATTCCTGTTTGAGCCTTGCCGTTATAAGGTTGCCTACGGTGGTCGAGGCGGTGCGAAATCATGGGGTATTGCCAGGGCATTGCTGATTCTTGGTGCTAAAAGCCAATTGCGTATCCTGTGCGCCCGTGAGTTCATGACCTCTATGAAAGATTCGGTGCATAAGCTGCTGAGTGACCAAATAGAGGCGCTAGGGCTGCTTGGTTTCTATGAGATAACCCAAAGTAGCATCCGAGGCAAAAACGGCTCTGAATTCGCTTTTGTGGGCCTTAAGAACAATGTAGCCAACGTGAAGTCTTACGAAGGTGTTGACATTTGTTGGGTGGAAGAAGCCCAGACTGTCAGCCGATTAAGCTGGAACACGTTGATACCTACTATTCGTAAGGAAAAGTCAGAAATCTGGATTAGCTTTAACCCTGAGTTGGAGTCAGATGAAACTTACCAGCGGTTTGTGCTGAACCCGCCGGCTAATAGCAAGGTCGTTAAGATCAACTGGTCAGACAACCCTTGGTTTCCCGAAACGCTGAAGCTGGAGAAGGATTCTCTAAAAGCAAGGGATATTGAGGCGTATAACACGGTCTGGGAAGGTTTATGCCGCCAAACTGTTGACGGTGCTATCTTTGCCCGTGAGATGCAAATGGCTGACTTGGAAGGCCGAATAACGAAAGTAGGATATGACCCAAATAAACCTGTTCATGCTGTCTTTGATTTGGGTTGGTCTGACGCTACTGCTATTTGGTTTGTGCAGTTTATTGGCATGGAGACTCGGCTTATCAGATATGTGGAAGATAGCCAAAAGACTATTTCTGATTACCTGGCAAAGATGCAAACCTTTGGTTATGTCTATGACACCCTTTGGTTGCCGCATGACGCAGAAAACAAAACCTTAGCCGCCAATGGTCGGTCAATCGAACAGATCGTTAAGGCTGCTGGGTATAAAACCAAGATTATTCCGAAAACGCCGATAGTTGACAGTATTAACGCAGCCCGTACACTATTTAGAAACTGCTGGTTTGATAGGGAAAATTGCTACGATGGGCTACAATGCTTACGGCATTACCGCTACGAAGTTGACCCAGATACCAAAGCATTTAGCAAAACGCCTGTTCACGACCAATACAGCCACGGGGCTGATGCGTTTCGAATGCTTGGTTTAATGGTGAATGAACCTCGGCAGCGCAAACCAGTTAGAACGCAGCCACAGGGCTACGGTCAACCTTTAGGATGGATGAACTAATGGCACAAGATATTCCTTACGGCGGTCAAGAA